GCAGGATCAACTTCGGTTCTCGCCTCTTGGATGAGGTGACCGGGAAGATCAGGATCGAGGGGGTTAGCATTAACCAAGTCATGAAGGAACTTCCGCTTGGCTTCAACCGATAGGACGGTTTTTTGAGTAACCTTCTCTTTAACTTTGCGTAACTCTTCTTGTATTCGTTCATTCTTAAGCAACCTTATTGCGTTTGCTCCGTGTCCTTCAATCGTCGTGTTATTGAATCCTGCCTTCTTGTGGGCTTGTGCTTGTGTCTCTCCTTGTGCGATTAACTTCACAAATTTACGCTGGCGAGTATTGAGGGCTTTCTGTTTCATAATGATAGAGTATCTTTGACAGAGTGAACCGATAGAGTCAACTTCCCTTGTTCATTCCCTCGCCGTTTCGCTGATCCGTATCGTCCGAGGCGAAGCCGAGAGACAGTGATGTCTGATCGTAATCAGTGATGGACGTTCTCTAATTGGGAATGTTAAGAAGAAGAAAAGACAATCTCTGAACCTATATACTCTAGAGTGTAACCCAGAGAAAGAAGTGGCTACGCCGAATTGAGTATAATGATCCGTCAGAAAACGTGTCAACACTATTTTATCAACTCCATGAAAAAAAGATCATCCTCATCATAAATATATATTGCAAGAATCTAAAAAGATGGTAGAGTGTATGGAGTGACAGCCAACGGAAGCCGATAAACACTAGCTCTAGAGGCGATCACGATAAACAACCACAACAACACAAAACATGAAAACACGCTCGGAGTATATCAACGGAAAAGTTACCTTTTCCGAGTATTATCAACAATTCATCACGCCCTCATTGATTCAAGCGGTGAAGAGCAAAATTGGAATTGATGCGGTGAAAGCGTCAACTGACCCTAACCTCAACGATATTCCTTTGAAGAAGTGGGATTCTATTTTCTTGAGTCCCGAACTCAAAAGAGAGATTGCCTTAAAAATGCAAGAGGCGGGCGACTTCTTATCTCTTGCGGGGGCCGTTTGCACGGCGAAAGAATGCGCAAGACTCCTATCTTATTTGTAAGCCCTCTAACCACTAAAGGAGTAAAAAAATGAGCACTGAGAAAATCGACGTTTATCAAATTGTAACGGATAGGATTGTTGAGTTACTAGAACAAGGCACAATCCCTTGGCAGAAACCCTGGGTAGGTGGAGAGTTCCAAGCTCCTAAAAACTTGGCAAGCGGTAAAGCATACCGTGGAGTTAATACCCTACTTTTAGGTTGTTCGGGTTTTTCTTCCCCTTACTGGGTATCATACAAGCAAGCTCAGGAAAGAGGCGCACAAGTTCGGAAGGGTGAAAGTTCTTCCCTTGTTACGTTTTGGAAAATGTTTGAGAAAGTGGAGAATGGAGAAAAGAAGGTAATTCCCATGCTTCGCTATTATCGGGTTTTCAACGTGGAGCAATGCGACGGTCTAGAGTATCCGAAAGAGCAAAGGGAGGAGAAGCCTTTCAATGCCATCGAAGAGGCGGAAAAGATTGTTATTTCAATGCCTAAGCTTCCGAAAGTTACCCACCAAGAGCAATCGGCGTTTTATGCTCGCGGAGAGGACCGGGTAAATATGCCTAAGAAGGAGACTTTTGGAAAATCGGAAGATTATTATTCCGTTTTGTTCCATGAGTTGACGCACTCCACGGGACACGAGGAGAGGCTTGGAAGGTTGCAGAATAGCTTTTCCAAGTTCGGGGATGCTAACTATGCAAAAGAGGAATTGATTGCTGAGATAGGGGCTTCCTTTCTTTGCAATGTCGCCGGGATTGTTGATCGAACGATTGACAATTCAGCATCATATATCAATTCATGGATTTTAAAATTGAAGAATGACCGAAAACTTATCGTTTCGGCGAGTAGCAAAGCCCAGGAAGCTGCCGAGTTCATCTTAGGCAAAACAAAATAACAACTAACCTAAAAGGAGAAAAAAAATGACAACTTGGAAAACAACAACTGAAGAAAGATATGATGAAATGCTTTGCGTTTTACCCCCTGAATACTGGAAAGGAGGGGCTTTCCTTGTCGGGGAAGCTACTAACCATAGACGTTGCAACGTGTCGGGAGAATATGCCGACACCTTCAGGGGCTTTCGGGAGTTCTCCACCGCAATTTTTGAAGAGACAAGCGAACCCGTGACAATGGCAGAATTTCTTGAACTCATAAAATAACATGAAAAACCTTATCTTTAACATGCTCGGAATCTTATTCGTCGAGGCGTTCGTTTTCTTCGCCCTAGCTTGCCTTTTCAAATCCTAAAAATATGCAAGACGAACAGCTCAAATTAAGAATTAGAGAGTTGACAGAGACCATCGAATCAATCTGCCTCGGATCAATCGAACATGTCGTCATTGAAGCGGCCGTAAATGAGTTAAAATCAAACTGGGAAGATCACCTTTAATTGACTAGGCACACTTCCCATCTTTCGGGGTGGGAAGTAGCCTGAGCAATTCAGCCCAGGATCACCAAAAAAACAAGCATGACGCATAGCATCACACTTAAAGACATAGAAAAACTTAAAGAATTCATTCCAGTTGAAGGAGTATGGACAAGCAGCAGGGGACACGATCAAATCCCTTTTGATATTGCCAAGGAAGTTCGTGAATACGCTGATATTTCCGTAACCGTCCAACTATTTCGAGACAACGGGGAACACTTGCAAGGTGACGAGCGCACCGGGACAATGATCGTAACTCGTGATAAATAACCACTATGACCACAGAACAACCCGCCGCAGACTATGAATAAAATACTAACCACTACCTCCGATATTTACTTTTCAGAGAGCAATAAATCATTAGTTCAATCCCTTTTTACACCTATAAACGGGAAAACATCTTCAGGAACATGGACAAAACTAAAAAATGGGGTTTTATTCCGAGACGCAAAAGGAGAAAAAAGGGCTTTTCTTGTTATGAATAAATGGAAAGAGACTTTTTTCGTATCGTGTTATGAAAAAGAAGGAAAAACTTATTTCATGAACGGGCTTTCCTCAAAAGATCAAGAGTTTCTTGGAATGAAAGGGCTTTCATACTCTGAAGAAAGCAAAATTGCGGAAAACATTGCCTCTTGTAGTTAAAACAGAACATGCAAGAAAACTTGTTAATCAAAATCCCTTTAATTTTAACGACAACGCAAAAAACGGGAAAAGAATAAAAATAATAAACCAAAGAATAAAAACTATGACCACTGAACCCGCCACCGCCGAGCCGATAACCGTCGACTTGTCCTTAGTCCCTGAATGGGACGCACTCAAGATCAACCCGATCTTGGCCTCATTAGAGCGCATTATTGAAACGTGCGAAGCTATGGACCGGGAGATAAAAGAAATTCAGCAAACCTTAAACAACTAACCGCCGCCGACTATGAGCAAAACATCACAACTAACCCTTAACTTGGTCTGCATGATCCGAAGGCCGAAGGCGTGGAGATTCTACCTTGCCGGGATACGCCGAGCCTTAATCTAATCACCGCCGCCGACTATGGAAACGCTTGAAAAAATCGTATACAAGCTCATGACCATGATTAAGCAGAACGAAGGAATTATTGAATCTCCATCCAAACCACCGCCGCCGATCATGCGGATAAGCGATAAAAGCGATAAAAGGTCTCTTGATTTACCGCATGAAAGAGAAAAACCAATTTTTCGTGCTTCAGATTGGAAAATAACTTCCCTTGCAGACCACTACATAGGCAAGGTTTATGGATCAGAACAACCTGATTCACCGCCGCCCAAAAAACCTGATCCATTGAGACCTCATGAGTTTCCTTTAAGTGTCGTGAGACATCGAGGAAGGGAAACCGACAAAACAAATTTCACCCAACTCCAGGAACTCTGGAATGGGGTAGAAAAACCGTTGGAAATAAAAACAGCGGGACGAAGAACAGACAACCTAACCACCAAAATTAAACCATGACCACTAAAACCACCGCCGCCGACCTGATAACTGAAACGCAGAGAATTGTAGCCAGCATCGAACCACTCTTCTACAACTTGATACAAACCTCACAGCATCACAAACTAGATACCATTCAGATTAGCACCGCTAGGGCAAGAGAGATCGCCGCCGACTTGATTATCTTAAAAAAGAGATTGCAATCCTTTAAAGAATCTGAAAGGATCAAGGAGTCAACCACAGATCGCCATCTCGACAAGATGTTCGGGATAAACTGAACCAGCAACCACGATACCGCCGCAAACATGAAAATTGACTACACCTGCAAAAATGAAGAGTGTGAGTTTGAGTTTGAAGTCTCATTCTCACCAGAACAACCAGCATCAGGACAATACGGGCCTGTAGAACTATATGACCCCGGGCAAGACGCAGAGGTTGACCCCGGTGAGTGTCCCAGATGTGGGCAGGACGTTGACATAGAAGATGTCACCGCCGAGTGTGAGCCAGACCAGGAATTTGAGTGCGAGGTATGAAATACACAACCTATAACGGCGACCGCCCCAACTTGGATTGGACTCCTTTCCTTCTCCACCTTTTCCGAAACTACAACTGGAATTTTTACTTACCAAAATATAGATCGTCACTTCCTGCAAAAAAAGATTTGCAAGAAACGAAAACAAATGCAATCGTAGCAACTTCTAACTAATACAACCATGACAACCGAACCAACCACAATCGAAGCCGAACCCACCACCGCCGAGCCTATTGCTCCCGTCTTAACCGAAACCAAGACTTCCGCATTCCTTGGCCTATACGTTCCCGTCCCTCTAAAAAACAAGGTAGCAGATGCCGCTAAAGCACAGCGTCGATCTATGAGCAGCTTTGCCGTTGGAGTCTTTGAGGATTACTTCAACCAAAAATAATATGAGTCACCCCACTACAACAATCGCCACATTGATCCTTCTCTCTGGACTTGTCGTTCTCGCCGTATTAACAATGCCAAAATGAAACCCGGACTTTATAGCAACATTCACAAAAAGCAGGAACGCATTGCCGCTGGATCAGGCGAAAAGATGAGGAAGGTAGGAAGCAAGGGCGCACCTACCGCAAAGGCATTCCGAGACTCTGCTAAAACCGCTAAAAAGAAATAATTATGGCATCAGAGAAATGGCAGACTAAAGCTGGACAGAATCCCAAAGGGGGATTGAACGCTGCTGGTCGTGCTTCCTACAATAAAGCTCACGGGGGACATTTAAAAGCACCAGCACCTAATCCCAAGACCAAGGCAGAATCAGGTCGCAAGGCTTCATTCTGCGCCAGGATGAAGGGACTCAAAAGCAAACTTACGAGCGCAAAGACCGCTAAAGATCCAGACAGCCGAGTCAACAAGGCTTTAAGAGCTTGGAAATGTCACTAAATGAAAACACACTTTTCGATCAGCAATAACGCCGAGCGAGAACCAAACAAAAACAACAACCATGTCACACACACTAGCAGAACTAAACGAAATCGCACAGGGAGTAGCAAACAAGCTCGGTCACATCAGTCAGGAA